CTTGGTGAAGCAAGAATACAAAATCTAAATGATAATAATTCAAGAGCAAGAGCATGTAATAGTCGGTTAAATGATGTTATTACTACTGTTCTTAGGATGCATGTTTGGAATAGTGCTTTAGAAAGAGCAACATTAACAAGTGTAGAAGCACCTTTATTCGGATGGACATATACTTACCAACTTCCTGCTAATTGTATAAGAGTAGTTGAAGTAAATCCTGTATCTCGTTATTTAGTGGAAAAGAAAAATTTATTATCTAATGAAAAAGGGATTGATTTACTATATATAGCTGATCCAGAAGATATAAATAATCTAGATTCATTACTTGCTGAAGCAATAGCTATGAAATTAGCAGTTGAAATAGCTGAAACTCTAACAAGTAAAGCAGGATTAAAAGCAGAGATGATGCAAAAATATGTTATTTCTTTACAAGAAGCAAGGGCGGCAAACTCACACGATAGAACGCCAGAAAGAAGAGAAAGATGTTCTTATTTAGATGCAAAGAAAGGTAGATTTTCTGTACCTCATAGAACATTTAGTACACCATCAACAGGGTATGATGCAAATACCTATGATTATAGTATAGGTTCTTAAAAGTAATAATTAACTATGAAATATGAATTTCTTCAACCGAAATTTACTGAAGGAGTATTAGCAAAAAGTCTTCAAGGTAGATCATCAGAAGAATTTTATCGGTATGGGCTAAAAGCCGCAAAAAATATGATCCCAATTATGTCTGGCCCTGTAGTTAAAAGACCGGGGACTAACCATATTGGTGAGTTTAAACATAGTTCTGCCGTATTAATGCCTTTTTTTAAAGATAAAGATAATACATATATTTTAGAAATTGGATCAACATCTGCTGAATCAGGTGGATATATGAGAA